CATCCTGTCTCCACCCCCCCCCCACCCACCAAAAATCGCAGTGTAAATATAATTAGTGGGTGGTGGGATATTTACGAAAGTTTTGACTCTAACTCACTTAGTCTCTGAGAAAGCCCCCTCATAATAAACCTGTCCAGTTCTTGATCGCGGAATTGCCAAAGATCGCCAGCTTCCCTAACAATCTTAATTTCTCCAGAATCCTCCTTAGAACCGTCAGGTAACTCGCGAATCACCGGCTCAAAAACATCATCCCATTTGTCGTAACCTATGAACCCATATCTCCTCCAGTCAAGTCCTTCGTCGTTAAGGATTTCCAGAACAGTCTGGACAGTCATGCCTGCATGTAGCCGTTTTTCTTCATCATCAATCCATGTCCAGAATCCAATTTTTTCAGCTAGTCGCTTTGCTGCATTCATTTCCGCCTGATTGAATGGTCTTGTTGGGTCCTTAAGCCTGCCATCTGAACTAGATTGCGTTCCTCCCGCGAAAAATCCAATGTTCATTCGCAATGAAGCTGATCCAATATTATTGGTCGCATCTGTCGAAGGATAAATATCACCGGCAAATACTGCTGGACCATTACAGTGAAGGCGAGCGCCATGAAGTCCAGCAAGATCTGCGGCTGTTCCTATCAAAACGTGGTTATCTCCTGAAAGGCGCATAACTGAATTACTTCCTGTAGAACTAAACCCAATGAAATCCTGAGCAGTGCCGCTTGAAATAAAACCGCCAAAAATAGAATAGTGATTACGCACGGGAGTATAAGTAGCAACTCCAGTTACCCCAGTAACGTCAATGAAACCTCCAGAATCTGCTCTAACTGAAACTCCATCTAAGTTTGAGCTGGTAATATTTAGAGAACCATGCAGGGAGCATATAACTCCGGAATTATTGCGTAAATCACTGTTAGGCATACGTGTCTGACCGGCAGTATTATTTATTGCCATGCCGACGTTGTTTCTTATTACGCACCCATTTGCAAGCACTGTAGAGTTAATATTTTCAATGCCATTTCCTATATTTCCACGCCCAACAGAATTAGTCATGTTTAATGATGCGCCACCTGACGCTACATATGCATGACGGTGGTTCCCGTATGAGCGAGATTGAATGGCGAAAGTAAATCCCGTATCCTGAGCAATAACACCATCAATGAGGTTACCTGAGGAAATTACCCCTTGGCACTGGGTAACTGCAGAAGCGGATCCCCAACCGTTGCGTGCTGAATTACTGGAAGCAGCACCAATCCCGACAACAATGGTCCCGCTGCGATTCGCATAAACGTTAGATCCGGAAAACCCGCTAACGCCTATATCTGATCCCAAGTTGAGAACACCGCCATCTCTGGCCACAATACCAGTATTGCCGCCATCCACACCAAAAACGTCATATTTATCAGGTCCACGACTTCCTGATGCTAACGGACGCGCTGCACCAACAAACGCAATACCGTTAATCATTCCAAGTGATAATGAATTCTCCACCTGAACTGCAGTTGGTCCCTTCGCTGAGTCAAGAAAATGAATTACTGTCTTCAGTATTGAACCAGTCAGGGAAATGTCACCAACAGGAGGCGCTGAATTAAGAGATGTGAGCCAAGTTACTTGGTTACCTGTAACAGAAGTAACCTCCCATACACCAAGATGATATTCTGCTGTATCTGCACCAGACGCTCCACGCACGAGAACGTATTCCCCAACTTGAGGAATAGTTCCTGTTACGGTGGCTGTAACTATGTGGTAGTTTAGATTTTTTACTACACCATCCCAATGTTTAACTGAGAATGTTCCTGCAACCACAGAATTTACTCTGGATGCGGTGAATACCTGTGTGTTACCTGTAATATTGATGTTTTCACCATCAATGTGCGACGAAGGTAACGTAGCTGATTCAGTGTACAGTCCGGGAGCGACGGTGATGTTAACTTTCGTATCAGGAAATCGTTTGTCATGTAGACTTAACAGAGCTTCGGACAGTGAAGAATAATCTGATGGTACATGAATGTTTAAATCGACCTTTAATGGCATCACATCTGCTACAGTTCCACCACCCGGTCGTCCAATCATTTCAGATCCACATGGACCTGACAATTCAGCAAGTAGTTGATCCGGGTCATACTTCAGTATATTCGGGAAATAGAACTGCTGCGCACCATATGCATCATAAACAGCCATAGAATGGCCTTGCACAGTTACGAACTTGGCAATCTTTCCGTTATATACAGGATAACCAGCAGCGTTAATGATGATTGGTTGCGAAACAGGAACGTGAGAGCCATCTTCGTTCTCCACATAAACCTGAATCTGGTTTTCAGGATTTACAGGGTCAGTGTCAATTTTACCGATATAAATTTTGCCATTGGCAACCGCTTTAAAAGAACGCGCCATAGTGAAGAGTTGAGAAGGCATTGATACGATCACATTGGCTGTAATGTCTGTCATTTAATTTGCTCCAGATGCAAGGAATCGCCGCAGCGTGGCTACGGTGAATTTTGGGCATAAAAAAACCCAGCCGAAGCTGGGTTGTCGTGTTGGTTATCTGTCAGTAGTTATGTACTGAAGGAGGTAATTCTTTATTCTTAAGTCTCATCCATGCGGAAAGATTCGTTGGTCCGTCTGGCTCATTGATATCAACATCTCGTGTGTGATTGATTAAAACGTCTCTCGCCATTCCGATAACATACGAGAACTCATGACCGTAGTCGTAGCATCTGCAGGAATAGTTCGATTGAATTTGTTTTAGCGCCGGATACAGTTCGCGGAATAATGCCTGTGAGCGGTTGGCATAATCCCATAGCCATACAAGGCTGTTTGCTTCTTTTGCAGAAAGCTCGTTGGTTTTCTTCTCTTGTTTGCCGATGAACTCACCTTCAAGCACTACCCTGTGGATGTACTCTACGGCCAGCGGGATTTGTTCAATTGAAAGTTCATCAATGCTGTCAATACCAAAACGCTGATGAACCATATTGTATGCATCGTCATAGCGAAGTCCTTTCTTTCCTACCAGCATGTTTACTGCATCGCGTAGCGGCGTGCGTTCAGCTACTGAAGTTTTACCGCCAATAGCCTTCCTCTCTTGTGTGGCAGTAACCATTGCGTCATATGCGCGGATAACCTTCAGCGCAAATGCTGCGCTAATCCACATGGCGTAGGAGTAAACAAGCTCCTTGCACACGTATGTTCCACCATATCTACCTTTCTTAGAAATGACGGGATTCTTATTCTGCATATCCGCAGAATTAAAAATTTCATTAATCAATTCAATAGTTTCATTTCTACGCATGAAGAAAGCTGGCTGATGTTTTTCCTCCTTTCCAGACGCTACATGAAGGTCATTAAGCGAGTAACGACCCTCTGAATCCATATGAATCTTGACGTCAGAAATGATGATGCTATTAGTGCAATTTACAGCTGACTTTGCTAAGCTTGACATATCAATAATACCTCGTAAGTTTTGTTGATACCGAAGCCCTGACTGTTCCCGCAGTTGGGGCTTCAACTTTCTGCTCTATCAGTTATATCTTTCCCTTCGTATACTTCACCTATATTGCTAATGCTGGCAGAACATCCAAGATGCTTGTATCTTATGATGTCCAACACGCAGTCACTACACAGCATCCGACCTGTTTCTTTAGAGTAAATGTATGTTTGATCAGTGTCTGATTCGCTAATGCCGCAGAAACAACATTCTTTACTCATACCATCACCCCCTCTCTCTTCAAGCTGTCCAGCACCCGTTTAATTACTTCTGCGCTAAACGATCGACACTCTTCCTTTGCTTTCTCTTCAAGGATTTTTTCTAACTTCTCTGGCATACGCAGTGTTTTTACCTTCATTGCATCCTCCGCTGTATGTGGTACGCATACATAGTATTTAGGTACGCATTGATAGTCAATAGATACCTACATATCCTGTGGTAAAAAATTATTCAGGATGCGCCGATGTCTGATCGTAAGTACAAAAACCCTCAAGTGAATCTGAGGCTTCCTGTAGAGATAAAGGAACGTCTTATTGAACTGGCTGAGGCTAATTCTCGTTCATTAAATGCTGAGATGGTAGCAGCACTTGAGGCATGGACTGAAAAAAATAAACATATTCAAGCACTAGATCTTGCAACTATAGCATCGCGGTTGATAGAGCTTGAGCATGAGGTTGAGAAGTTAAAATGTATGCATGGCAACAGTGAAAAATGAAACGTATCGCTATTTTGTTAATATTGTTCTTCTCTACAATAGTTTTCGCCAAACCAAAATCAGATAATGGCGATCTTAAAGGCCTGCAAGAACTCATGATAACTTCGAAATTTGCTGGCATGTGCGGCACAATCAAACAAATGGCAACATTTCAAGAATCAACAAAAATGCCTGGCGGAGATGAGTTCTTACAGCGTTTTCTGACCACAGAGCAAGCAAGACTAGGAATGAATCCACAGGAATTTCTTGAAGCATGCCAGAAGTCAATTTCAGCTTATACCAATTATTACAATCTAACTTCTGATAAATAATAGAAAGGATTTTATAAATAACTTTATGAAAAAATCACTATTAATTATCCCGCTTCTGCTGGCTGGATGCGCAAAAGTAAGTGACTACCAAGCAAGTTGCGAACAACGCTATCCAAAGCTTAGTGATATGGCTAATTGCCTTGATGCCAGCGTGAAGAACGACTCACGCATGGCATCAGCACCAACACCTAAGCTGTATGTCCTTGCTGCGAAGATGCTCGGGCAAGGTGTCGATCAAGGCAAGATAAGTGACGCACAGGCAAGACTTGAGCTACAGAATCTTTATGTTCAATTACAAAGCCAAGAACAAGCCCAACAAATAGCACAAAGCCAAGCATTCCAGCAGGCTTTATTGAATTATCAGGCTGTAAACACAATGCAAGCGATCGAGCAAAAAGCGCGCCAGCCTGTTATAACTCAACATTACCCAACACGCGTTGACACATATACAAACTGCAATTCAGGATTTGGAAACACGGTAACATGCAACAGTAGCAGTAATATCAGGTAGTTATATCTTATCTTTTATTGCTGTTCTGCTGTAATTTGGCTTGAAAGTATAGGGCGTATCGCATTTGCAGCATTATTTAGCGCTCTTTCATAAGCTGGCGTTCCAGTTTTAGTGTTTGCCAGGCGTAAGAGAGCATTCCTTGCTGCTTTGGACTCATACAAGCGCATCATTGCACCAAAACCAGCCTCAAGCCCCATTGATACGCCAAGGGTCGCAGTTGCGCCAATCGTCCTTATCCTGTTGGCTTGCGATTGCCCCGTCTGAGTTACTACATTTGCGGTGTCTGACCTTGCTGTTTGCTGTAGAACTTCATGAAGAGCATCAAGCTCTTTCATGTGCTTTCCAGAAAAAATAGTGTTGTAAATTTCACCGCCTGACTGAGATTTCAGCTTATTAACTTCAGTGATGAACTTGGCTGGAGAGTTCCCGGCCTTTTCCGCTATTTTGCTGACGTAAGCTGCACGCATAGCATCTTTCCCCTTATCATCCAGTGCGCTCCAGATTCGTTTCACGTCAGATGGTTTTCTGCTTAATACAACGGTATTTATAAGTTCAGGACTGGCTTCACTGCTTGCCTTGTTGAGCTTGTTAGCAATGTTTTTATTAAGCACCTTATTATAAACGTTTGCATAATCGGAATTTGCTTTAAGGTATTTTGCTGCGTCTGATGCACCGAGGTTTTTAGCAACTGCGTTACGAAGGTCTTTTGACATTGCATTCTCTACCATATTGGTAGCTGCTTTTGCCTGGTTGGGGAAGACCATAGCATCTCCCTGAACATTAGATCTAAATGCTGTTCTGTGCTGACGCAAGAGATCAAACGTAACATCCAAATCAGTTGCAGGGTTTGCTAATTCTTCACGTAGGTTACGCAAGGATGTAAGCAGGCTTTGATTGGTAGACGTCCCAAGCCGTTCCTGTCTTGCGATCGCTGTATTCAGAGCATTCATGGTATTTGTGGTATCAACTGCGGCATTACCCATTTTATTGGTGACGTCATTGATAACAGCGCCAGCGGCATCCTTCCGCCCCCTTAAAGTGGTGGTCAGAGATTTCACCACATCATCAGGGTTGTACTCACCAAAACGGTCAAAATAATTACTTACCAGCTTACTACGCGTTGCATATTGCTCCGCTCGCTTTGAGCCTGTCCCGAGCAAAGCCCCCTCGGCATCCTGAGTAAGGCCGCGAGTGAAAGCATTTTTCGGCGGGATAACATCAGATGTCATTGGTGTCACGCCCATCGATTCTGATGTGGCAATTTTCTTCACCACTTCTGGTGCAATATCACCTTTTATAGCCGTTATTCCACGCCCTATTCCCTTTGCTGCTGCGGAAAGCCCCCCCTGAGCGGCAAGGTTAACTCCGGCATTTTTGGCTGCATTTTGTGCGAAATCGCCTTTCTGATTTGCGGCCTCTGCCAGTGATCCAATAGCCATGCTTCCTGCCGTTCCAACTCCTGGAACTAAATACCCGCCAATTGTTTCTCCAGCTTGCGCATAAGGGTCTGTCGGTCGATCGACTGGACGATAGACATCATCCAATACTTTTGGCCCACCAAGCCCCTGACTGATTGCATTAATCAGACTTGCGCCACCCTGCAATACGTCAAATGGTATGTTTACCAGACCACGACCAGCCTGTTCTGCAATTTGCCCTGCACTTTGACCACCAGTGAGCCAATCGCCAGCTTGTTGCATCAATGATGGTTCTTCCCGTGTTGGTGCATTATTGGCCTGATTAACTGTTTGTTGCTGAACAGCCTGACCAGCAAAATACTCATCAATGGCGGTGCCAATATCTTCGGTGCTCGTACCATCAGGAAAGGTAAATGTCTTACCGTTTGCAGTTACTTTCATCATTCCACCGTAAATTGAATGCCTGATTTTGAGGTATATGATCCAACCTGATTCCGTGGTTCACCTGAAGGTGTCGAATCTTGTGCTGGCGCTGCGTCAGTATTCATTGACATATACCGCTTAACGGCACTCCCCAATGATTCACCTTTTTTAACATCCAACCCCAATATCTGACCGCCATTACGCGATTGTCCAGGGTTGCCATTCGCGCTCATCCACTCGGCTTTAAACTCATTAAACTGCGCGTTTCGTCGCTCAAGGTTTGCCATAGCATCAAGCCATCTTGCGACCGTCTCAGGGTTATCCATGTCAGTTGGTGCACCCTGTCGAACGATCTCAACGTCTTTATCCGTTGCTGGGCCGGGAGGTAGGAATTTAAGAACCTGACTGTTAACAAGGGCATTTTGGCGAATGCGCAAATCACGCAATGTCGTATCGCTTCCGGTAAGTTTTGCGAACATGTTCTGTGCGTTACCGAACAAACCTGTCGTTGGTTTTTCTGCTCTGAACTGTTGAGCAAGCGCACTCATAGAATTGGCTGAGTTTGATGATGCTGTGGCATTGTTTACAGCCGTCTCGATGCCTTTTTCCATGTTTACTGACAGCTTAGGTGCTTCGCTAATCAACTGCTGAGCCTTTTCCTGCGCTTGCTGCATCTTAAACCCGAACTCTTGCTGATCCAGAGCCAAGCGTTGTGCTGCGATATTGTGCCCAGTCATTGCTGACTGATAGGAAAGGTTTTGCCCTCTAGCCTGAAGTGCCTCGCCAGCCTGATTGCTGCGGATTGTCTCTGCCAGCCTGCCTCGGTCAATTTCACGACCAGCCATCTTGTCCTGAACATTGAAGTAATCAATCGGACCAAGCGCAGCCATCCCAAGGTGATCAACAAACTCACCAAATCCTGAAGGATTCTGCTGATACATCTGAGCAACGTTATTAGGGTCAACACCGACGCGAGTCAGTTCCTTGGCGTTGTTTTGCAGCCATGATTGCATTGCTTCTGGAGACGATGCCGCAAGACGAGCGCCAGCCGCTAAGGTGCCGATAGAATTGCGCTGGTCTTCATCAATGAATCCCATGCCTTTACGAACGGATTCAATCTGGTCTGGATATTGAGTAGCCAACTGACGCAAAGCACCGCGATCACCAGACGCATAAGCATTAGCGTATGCCTGCTGAAATTCTTTCTGCCGCTGAGCCTGCTTTTCCTGCTGAAACACCCCAGCAATACCTGAAAGGCCTTGCAAAGCAGTCAGCCCAACATTGTTAGCGCCTGAACGCTCAATATCATTGTTCTGCCTGATAAGCTGAAGCGTATTGCCGATGTCATTTACGCTCGGAGCGTTTGAGTTTACGCCGCCGATACCAGCCAACAATCCGCCATTTGATCCTTGCCAAGTAGCCATGATCACCCCTTAAAACAACGAGCCAAGCAATCCGATACCAGCACCAATGCCAGCGCCCCAAGGTGTTGATGTTCCCAAAAGGCTGGCAAGACCTGCACCGGCAATCGCACCAGACGTTCCGCCACTAATTGCTGTCTGAAGACTTGATGGTTTGTTTGCATTAGCAGCGGCAAGAGCTGCGCTTTGCTGTGCAATGCTGCTCATGTTGTTGGCGTATGTCTGCCCTGCGTTCGCCTGACCTTGCAGCGCACCAAGGCCAATGTTTGCCAGATTGTTGTAGTTGCTCATCTGGTTTGACAACCACGACTGACCGAGAGTCGGGGCAATCGTGGCCAGTTGATTGCTTGTGGCTGTCGAGCCAAGTCCACCCGTCGCCTCCGCAGCAGCAAGACTCTGGTAACGCGCCTGACCTGCAAGGTCTTTATACTGCTGAGAGTTGTAATACTGATTAAGTGCCTGCCCCTGACCTTCTAAACTGGAAAGATTCTGCAACTGGTTAACATACTGCTCCGCAAGAGGCGTGAACGGAGCAAGGTTTTTCATGATCGTCTGCCACTGCTGATTTTGCAGGTCTGCGGCATACTTCTGAGCTTCTGCTGCATACTTTGCGCTTTTATCAGAGCTGCCACCTTTCCCGCCTTTTTCAGGGCAATAAGGTTCCTCGCCGCGCAGTTTTCTGCCCAGCTTAAATGCATATAACATGGCTATCTCCCGTGATTCAGGAAGTCGATTAGTTCTTCGCGTGTTGCGCTGTAAAAAGTCACGTCATCCACGCCTTTGAAGTATTTCTTGATGGTTCCTACACGCTTAAGGCCAATCATTGCGCAGTACATCTGCCCGTGGCGGAATTTGCGTGCAGCGAACGATGTGACGCACTGAACGGTGGTGTTAGTCAGAATGTATCGCCAGAACGCCAGACCGATTTCCTTGCTGAATCCACGAACCTCTGGCAGGTACATGGCGTGGCAATCGAATGTCAGCGGCTGAATCTCCTGATAGTAAACAATGCCGCCGAACTGCCCGTGCATGTTCACCTCAAAGTAACGGCATTCAGGTTTGTAGTCGTATCCATCACCGTTGTTGCTCCCGGCAATAATGTCAGGGTGATTTCCGACTGCTTCTATCAGGTCGATGTTTCGCGTTGGTTTGAAATGAATCATCACTGCTCCGCGATTATCTTGATGGTTGTGGCAGTAAACGCCGCACCATTCGACTGAATGGTTAACGTGCTGCCATTTGTGGCAAGAAAGCCGTCTTTATCCACACTGAAGAACGTAGCTAACAGGATGTTATCGGTCGTTGTCGCCGAGTTGCGACTGCTTACCAGTGTGTCAGGAACAGAGCCGGAAAAGGTTAGCTGCATTGACCTGTTTGCGGTTCCGCTGGGCCACGTCCCGACAATCGACAGCTTGAAGAACAGGGTTTTGTTCTCGTTGAACACAACCATCTTGTTGTTATCAGTATCGAAGAATGGTGCCAACGTCCCGGATGACGGCGTGAGCGTTTTCAGCAGGCTAACAAGGTTGGTCGGCGCTGTTGGAATGGTTACCGATACTCCTGAGTAAACAACCTCTGATTTCTTGCGCGTGGTGGCATACTCAAGCGCAGATATTCTTGTTGAGTGATCACCAACTGTGCTTTGTAGCGTCGAAATACTTCCCTCTGCCGCTGTGAGCCTGGTATCAAGTGCGTCGATATCGGTTGTATTCTGAGTTATTCGCGCATCATGGTTTGCTAACTCAGATTCATTGGCAGCAATTCGCGTCTCGTGATCAGCCAGCTCTGTTTCGGCAGCCGTAATCCTTGTTTCATGATCTGCAAGAGTGCTTTCCGCTGCTGAAATTCTATGTTCATGATTGATGAGAGTTGCTTCAGCAGCTTCAATTCTGGATTCATGGTCTGCAAGGGTGACATCCTGCTCATCATTCTTCACCTGTGCATCATAAGCCCCCTTCCCTGCTTCGTTGGCCTTGTTAGCCACGTTACCAACATCAGTGCCCTGTGCGATAACGTAAAGCAGATACGACTGCGAGAAGATATTGCGTGGAAGAACTGATGTATCGAGCCGCGTAGCCTGGATGATTACTGGCTCATTGAGATTCGAATCCGCCATTACTCAATCCTTATCTGGCAGCCAGACAGAGTGACAGGTGACTTCGTGATAACGCGCAATTTGAAGCCGACATTTTTCCTGATGCGCCCGACTCGCTTCCACAAAACGCGTTTGTCGTAAACGAATGGTTCATTCTGCTCAATCATCTGCTCACGCCCGTAATTGATGCCGTCAGTGGTTGCAGAGAGGAACAGGCGGTCAGCGTACTGCGCAACACCAGTTGACGATTCAACTTCAAGGTCAAACACTCTTGCGTTATCCGCTTTGAACAATGGAGTAAACAGCAGGTGTTCCTGTTGCTTGTCGTACTGGCTGCTGATATCGAACTGCAATTTACCGGTAACCGATTCCAGCTTATCGCCGCACGTTATCTGATTTCCTTCGTAAATGAAGTCGATAGCGCGGTACACATCGTCATACAAGCCAGTTTTCAACACACACCATTGCGGACCATTGGCACTTGAAGATGCGTCGTACACGAGTACGTGGCGCGGAAGATGGATAATCAGTAACTCATGCGCATCAAACCGCAACGATTCCATCACGCCATCAGCCAGTTCATCAGCAGTGTAGGAGCGGAGGATTTTCTCAATGCTCGCGCTGGCGATTGGTGACACCTGACCGGATCCGATGATGTACACAGACGGCGCACCTGTTGCAGGATTGCTGATGAACGCATAAGAATCAGCAAACGGCGTTTTGCAGTAGGTTCCGGCTATTCCTTTTTGCACCATCAGTGATGGCTGCGCGACATACAAAGCAGCACCAACGGTGGTTGCACCAGTCAGGGAGAAATATTCAATCGTCGATGAACCAAAGCAGACGATGAAGTCTCGCCATGTGCCGATGCCGATGATTCCGTCAGGCTGAGACTCGGCACGATATTGTGCACTGTAACGGTCAGGATGCGATTCGTCTTCAAGGTCAGTGATGAACCATGAATCAGTTCCGTCTTTTGACCACGCATAACGCCCACGTAAGCGCGTAATGTCGCGGACTGAGCCTAACTCATACTGCGTGAATCCGCTGTCTATAGGCCAGTTTGAGACGGTTTTAACCGTACCATCATAGCGATACTCGACCAGTTGACCATTAACACCTACCGCCTGTGATGTCCGACCATGAGCCAATGATACGCGACCACTTCCGGCAACATCACCGACCTCGCTTTCTCCTTTGTACAGCTTGCCACCACATACGCGATAAACAGCATTCTGCGCCATGTTGTACTCGACGCCGCGAGATACACCGTTCACATCAGAGCGTTTGGCAATGCCCGGGAATGAGCGAAGATATCCGCTACTGTTAAGGATTTCTTTGGGTGTAGCCAACATATTCACTGGCAGATAGTCGATATAGTCGGCGTTTCGAAAGTCTTTGCCGACACCTTTCATAAGCGGAAGTTGCTGAATCGGCATTTATTCACCTCACGTACTCGGATCATCTTTCTCGATGTAAAACCGATTCCACGTAAACGCGCTTTTGTTACCACTACCGCGAGGCATGTCATTTCGCCGCTCAAGTGGTGGTACTTTGGTTAAAGCGATACAGATTGTCTGATATGCACTGTCAGCAGCGGTAAGGAGAGCATCTGACGGCTGAATGACGTTATCCATGCACACTTGCACAGCGAGTTTCAAAGCGACGCCATCATTTGCCCATGCAGGGATACCTGAATCATCGTCCGGTAACGGCATGATGCCGTTTTCTGTATCCGCAAACTGATATCCAAGCTCGATACCTTTCGCCTGCCATACTGCCATCATGTCTTCGAGGTCATTAATGGCATCTTCAATTGCCTGAGGGTCGGCATCTGTCAACGTGGCATTGGAATACAGCCCGGCTTTTCGTAAAGCCTTAAGAACGAGATCACCCTTCGTTTTCGCCATCTTCTTCCGCCTTAGCCACTTTTTGCTTCGTTGCTGTTTCTTCAGGAGTTTTTACCCAACCTTTTTTCAGGTGAGATTTAACTTCTTCGTCATCAACAATGATGTAATCGACAGCAAACTGACCACAGGTGATCATGTTGCCAGGCTTATAGAGCATTGTTCGTGCCATTGTCTTCTCCCAATAAAAATGGGGCCGAAGCCCCACCAAAATTACTGCCCGGCAATAACGATGCCCGTATATTCAGGAACAAGTACAGAACAACCGTACAGAGTGGTGAAACGAGCAGTGGTTACGCCTTTGATGTGGTCGAAGGCGTAAGACATGATCAGCGTAGCGCCCTGCTCGGTGGTTGCTGTCATTACCTGTGGACCCTGACCAGTCGGGAACGCCAGTTTGCCGTACATCAGTTCAACAGAACCATCAGCCCAGAACAGGTTAGCCGGTGCGGCATTCTTGTTGAGAATGGTGATTGCTGCGCTATTTGCCGCGTTAGCATCAACGTTTGCATATGGTCGGCTGGCGACATCCGCGTTGTCAGGCGGCAGAATTTTCGGGGAGATAGTTACTGTCGTTCCGCTTACTGCCAGAACGCGGAATACCTGCGGCTGCCCGGTGGTATCTTTGGTGATCTGGTGTACAGAATTCACCCCTGCAATGGTAAACGCATCGCCAACCTGCAAACCTTCAGCAGATACCGTAATGGTCCCCTGTCGGTTATCAACTGGCATATCGTTAGCATCTTTCGCTTCAACTTTGTGCGCAGGTGCTGCTGCCAGCGTAATGGAAGTTGCTGTCCCTTTCGGAACACGACCAGAAATATCGGTCTTGTAGCTATCAAAGGAAGCAACCGGAGGGATCTGCGCTTTTTCGTATGCTGTCAGGGTTGCGCCCTGAGCATAGGCACGGTGACCAAGCTCGCCAGCAAGGTCTTTGTAGTTGAAGGGGTTCCAGAAAGAGCGACGGTTGATACCCTGAGGTACACCAATCGCCGTCATGGTGGCATCAATATCTGCCGCACCATTCCACAAGGCAAGGCCCCGTGAGCCATTTTCTGAGGCAGGAATTGCGACCACGTTAGTAGCACGCTGCGTGACCATGGAAATCAGGTCAGAGTCAATCTGTGCAGCAAGGCGCATACCTGCGGCGCGACCAGCTTCAGTTTTATGTTCCGGGTCACGCATTTCACGCGCATCCAGAGTGTACAGAATGTTTTTCGGCTCCTTGAACACAGAAGGAACAAGGCGCTGAACCAGTGCTGTTGGCGTTTTGCTGCTGAGGTCGAGGCCTTCCTCAATGTTCATGTGGTAATGCTGCGGACGATACAGAACATCACCTGCTCGCTGCATTGCTGTATCACCTGGACGGAATTTTTTAGCGTTACGGGAAACTACGCAGGCGGCCTCAAAGCCTTCAACGTAGTTTTCGAACATGATTTCAAGGTCTTTTGCTAATTGGTTAGCCATGCTTAATGCTCCGATAGGTTATTTTTTTGCCTTTTTAGCGGCGAAATACGGCGTCCAGTCACCAGTTTCCAGCGCCTTGGCTTTCAGTTTGTCGAGGTTATTGATTACTGCGCCGTTGCTCCCCTTAACTGTCGGGGTTGTGGCTGCCGTGGTTTTTGCTTTTGGCATGATTCTGGCCTTAGATTCGATACGTTCCAGCAGACGACCAATTGCTACGGGGTTGGTAGCTTCTGCCAGTTGCTTGCGCAGTTCAGCGTTGCGACCAAGCGCCAGAACAACGATTTCCGGCTTCTCTGACTCAAACAGGATCGCGTTTTGTGTCTCGATGGGGATTTCCTCGAGTACGGCCTGTTCTGCTTCCTGATAGCCAGGAACCTTGAGAGCCTTAACACGTTGCTGATATTTGGATAATCGCTCTTGATAAGCAGCCTGAAGCTCCTGCTCCTTCTGCTTGCGAGCCATCTCCTGTTGCTGGTACTTTCCGTTATCCTCTGCCCACTTAGCCATGCGTTGCTGATAGATTTCTTCATCGAAACCGATGTCCTCATCATCCAGTTTTGGCATTCGCGGTGGTTGAGTGATTACCGGCTGCTGCTCGACGGGTTTCTGAGACTGACGCATCAGCTCTTTCAGCTCACGGTCTTTCTCTTTAATCGTCTTGCGCAGGTGTTTTACCAGTCCATGCTCTGCGCCATCTTCGCTGGTTGGCGAATCCAGCTTTTCGTCACCAAAGTAGAATTCCTGTTCTGATTCGTCGTCATCAGTTTCAGTAGCTTCCTCTGCATCATTGCCGGAGGACTCACTGCCATCTTCTGTTTCGACTTCTTCAGCCAGTTCGACATCATCAGGAATCTGCTCTGACGCGTCGGTTTCGATTTCAACTTCTGGTGTGTTTTCTGCCATCTGGTCCATTTGTTACCCCTGTTTACTCGATGTTCAGCCCATCGGAAGGCAATAGGGTGCCAGGCCTCATAAAGACAGCCATTGCACGTTATGGGTTAATTACTGCTGTGGTTGTTGCTGGGTTGATTTTTGCAGGATGCTGCTGATGTCCATGCGCTGCGCATGACCCTGTGCCTGACTTTTCAGGACAAGCTCTGCATCAGCACGGGCATTGTCTCCTTGCTGTTGCTGGAACTGTCCGAGCAGTTTCAGAGCCTCGCGGATATCAGATTTCTGCTGGCTATCGGCAGATGCGAGGATTTTCACAACGTTTGCCGCTGCAACCTGAGCATCAGTCTGTGCCTGGAATGCTTTAACCTGAATGGCTGCCTGTTCGTTCTGCGCTTTCTGCAATTCAGCCTGACCAGCAAGAAGCTGACCTTGCGCTGCAACCATAGCCGGATCTGGCTGACTGGCCTGTTGTTGTTTCGCCTGTTCAACCATCTGCTGTTCTTCAGGCGTTCTCGGCTTGATAACGCCAGACAGAAGCAACTGATTGCGGTTGTATTCTTTCAGGTCGTCCATCCCTTCGCCGTCCATATTGTCGAGAATCATCGACGATACAAGGTCGTGCTTCGGCGTTCCTGGTGGGATAAGTGCCAGCATGGAAAGTAACGACTTAACCGTTGCATCACGGCGAGTAGCGAACGACTGACCAACATCGACAGTCACTTCATAGTTACCCTGCGAAAGGTCGTTAAGCGCGATAACCCGCCCTGTCTGACGGTCAACCACTTCACCAGTCATCAACGCCACGTCATCGCTGCCGTCCTCATTAACGATGCGCATTGGCGTATCGCTGCCATAGACCTCACGCGCCATAGAAAGCCACACAACGCCAGCGCGACGCATGGATTTAGCCATGTTGTCCATGTAGATATATGACTGCGTGTCCATCCTGTTAAAGATGCTATCAACGGTATCGGTAGCGACGTTGCTCGGCATGTTCTCAAGCTGCGACGCACCTGTAATTTGCTGAATAGCCGTTCCGGTGTACTGTAATAGCCCGGCAAGAGCAGGAGGCATTTGTGTTGGAGGTGTATAACTGCTGACCTGAGCCTGCGCAGTAATATCTCCATTTTTGTTTTTCAGACTGACCATCGGCAGGAACGCCGGGCGCTTTTTGTTGCGCTCCGCCCAATGAGTGGCGAGAGGACCAGGAATCATGTCAACATCAACTACAGGAATGCCATCACCGCCAGCCTGAGTAGCGTTATCTGCAATCATAGAAACCATCAGGTTCTCAAGACGCTGTGCATCCATCGCTTTTGCTGCGTGGCCTTCGATTCGCTCCTGATTATCAACAAATGAGCGACGCCCATATACCGGGATGAGAGGAATATGTTCGCCCGGAATACGCTTCGGTTCTTCCAGCCATTCAGCGCCAGACAGAAGGCCGCAATAAACGCGGCGTTTCTTCACTGTCCGTTCGCCAATCAGTTCGAATGCACCATCGGTCAGCTCGTCGACAATATCTTTGATTTGCTCTTCATCATAGATTGCCGTTTCTCCGCTAACAGGGTTGCGCCACGCCGTGAGCTTCACCTTCTCTATGCGAACTTCGTAGTAGCGTCCAACATAGATGGCATCTGGCGTTGACCAGTCATATTGAGTGCCAGTGTCATCACGAGAAAGGCTTGCCGCGATGGAATCAGGGTATTCAGCCTCGAACGCTTTAGGCGTCATGGAGAACATTTCCATAGCCCACATAGCATCAGAGCGGTCATATTGCTTGCTGTCCTGATCGAAGAAGACGCATGTCGCTGGGTCGTAAACAGGAAGAAGGCTTATACGGCGTTGCTCGTTACTCGGATCCATTTCATCTTCGTAATCGGCACACATGCGGAAACAACCGAATCCACCCGTTACAGCATCATCAAATGCGTTATCACACGCTTCGCCACCGGATGTTTCCTGATAGTCAGCGCGGAATTTGCCGTTCATCTTTTCGGCCAACGCTTCCGATGCCTTATCGTCCTTCGGCCTGAATTTAACGCTGATGCGATTCTGTCGATACTCGCCAATGATGCGATCACATTCACGGGCAATCTTATTCAGTTCAAAGCGCGGGTAATGCTCAAACCTGCCTTCATCAAATGAGTAACCAGCGTTTGTGCTGCCTTCCCACTGTGCGCCGGACACCCGGACGAAACGTTGAGCCTCAATAATCTGCTCACGCATATCCTGCGTTGCTGACCAGGCATTATCAAAGTTGCACAGCACCTTGCGATGCCAGTCAGTCATCTTTTTTTCTGCCATATCAACCTACACCACAAGGAATTGAGTAACTGGAATAGTCGGGTTGCGCAGCCGACTCCGGGCAATGCATACACATCATCAACGCATCAGCCAGGTTAGGAGATGGAATACCGAGCTTCTGCTTCATTTCGACCTTAGTCATAAGCTCCAGCTTCCCGTTGTTATTGAATTTGCGCTGAATCTGCGTCAGTTCTGCAAACAGCTTCTCCAGCATATTCTCGCCTATCGCTTCTTTGTCGAAACTCAGCATGTCGTCTGGGTCTGCATACTCACCGTGAACAACCGCCCGATATGTCAGATACAGCCTGTCAGCCAGCGCGTAATAGAATTGCGCTCGCTTATTGCGGAATACATCGCCAATAGTGCGAACGTTGTCGCCCTGTACGACTTCATCAGCCCATGCTCCGGCCTGATACGGTGCATCTTCATCGAATGGCGATTCGCTGCCCTTAAACATCGTGGCGGTGATTTTCTTACCGGAGAATGCTTCCGTTGTCTGTCTGCGCAGCCCCGCACCAACACCATCACCATCCCACAAATAGTGGTCAGCGCCGTCTTCAATCGCCAGCGAAGTTGCCCAGTCAGCACCTTCATTGATGTCCATCAGCAGGCCTTCGGCAATGCGCTTAACTACCGAACCGTGACGCGATGCGTAACCTTTAGCATCTGGCCCTGTATCTGATGGGTCATGAGCAGAAACAACCGCGCCTTTCGCTTTCCATCCGAGTTTCTTGTGCGCATCGGTTGCGGCTTCAAGCCATTCACGTTTGATGATTGCCATATCACTTGCGCTTACCGGCTCACCAAGCCAGATGTGACGATACAGTGTCGGATTTCTGCGTTTACACTCTTCCATCTCCAGACGGAGAACTTCAGGAAAGTGCGGGTTGTCGGTGTAGTTCACCGTCAGCAGACAAATATCATCGGGAGGATTTACAACGAATCGCTGATAGGTATCGTCGCGGATGTTCTTCGGGTTAAAGCTCACCCATATTTCAGAGAACGGCTTACGGATGGTTGGGATCAGGATATCCCACGATTCCTTTGTTACCGCTTCCGCTTCTTCCACCCAGCAGATATCAATGCCTTCGAGCGATTTAATCTTCGTCGGGTTGTTTTTGATGCCATAGAACATGAATTCAGCATTCGTTCCGAGATGACGAATCATTGAACGCTGAATTTCAAACTCAGCCGAATACCCTTCCCGCTCGATAGTGTCTTCAAGCAACCGGATTACCGAATCACTGATACTGTTTTGCAGCTCGCGAGCGCAGAGAATACGCACCGGCTGCCGACGCGCCGCTTCAACAAGCAGCCTCGCGATTGCCCATGACTTACCGCTACCTCGACCGCCTTTGGCGACTTTGTAGCGATGCGCCTCAATGAACGGTTCAAAGATAGGATTAATCGAGGTCATTTTCCGAATAGAGTGCTCATCGGTGATGTTTCAATCTGAATTGCGCCGCCGTCTTTGCCTGTTAGCTCGTGATCAACCTTGTCGCGCCATTTATCCTTTTGTCTGTTCTTAAGCCAGAAAATGGCAGCGGTTGTATCAGGCGGGTAATACTTCTCAAGCGGAGTTTCGACAATTCTGTTTTCAATAACACGAATATCGATATCTGGAGCCACGAAGCCCATAGCGCGTTGATAAAGACGATCACTAACTTCTGCATCAGCGACGGCCTTACCATTTTTTATGGACTCCGAAAACTTAGGATAATCAAGCTTCCACTTGTTAATAGTTGACTCACTGACTTCGAAGAAATCAGCAAGTTCTGCATCGGTGTAGCCCAGCAAGCACAGTTTGCGTGCCTGTTCGGCATACGCCTCTTGATACTTTGTTGGGCGCGCCATGTTTATGCTCCGGTAGTGAACAGGTCTAACGCTTCCTTCGATTTACGCACCGCTTCGATAGTGCGGGTCGTGATATCTGAATTAGCGCCGCCTGACTGGAAGTGAATTTTGAATAGCTCAAGCTTCAGCTCATCAGTGCCAATGAACTGAAATGCTTCTTCTGCGGCTGCGTTCTGGTTCATGACCAGTTTGTAAATCTCTAACTGGAATTTCTGTTCTTCAGTCATGGGAATAATCTCTGCCATTGTTGGCTCCGTTTATCCGTTAAAAGGGATATCGGTTAAGTTATCCCGTGTAGGGTATAAGCCATTGTCGAGACCACTCATTGAATGGCCTCTGCAATAACCGATGTCTTTCCATCAGTCCGCCACCACAAAGAATCTTTTTTGCCATAAGGCTGGAGGTTCATCTTTCAGTGGCTGCCAGTGTTATTTCCCCACTTACTGGCTTGGGTTGTTTCGCTGTACTGCCGTTAATTGATGAGTCCGGGGATTACGGTTTGCCCGTGCTGTTCAAGGCGTTCAATTCTAGCCATCAGCTGTGGCTTCTTAATTTTGCCCCAGCGATTTAGCAGGCGACCTGACATGCTGGCAACATCCTTCTCTTTCATGTACTCCAGCATTACGGCATTTCTCTCTTCTTCAAATTGACGATGACCAACCTGAAGCATGGCGTACATCCAGTTAAATGCGTTGATGTAAGCAATTTTGATACGCATTGCTTCTTTTTTGGTGTAGGACATAACCAAAAGCATCAACCCATCCTTGCGGAGACGGTAGAATTTTTGCGGCTTACCATTCTGTAACTCATTGTTTTTATAGCAAAGCTCAAAATTGAGCTTTGTATCAAACTCAGGAGGGCAAGCTTCTATGGTTCGTTCAATGTCACGAACTACGTTCTTCGGCAGCTTTCCAAATGCTTTTGCCACCATAAAAGAATCTGTAACCGGATCGTTGTTTGCCACAAAAATCAGATCTCGGAAATCGATGCCGTTAACGATAGTTGGATAATTCATCAGTGCTCACCTTTTAGTGATGAACCTTGTCACACAGGATTCCGGCCCACAGAAAGGCACCGATCACCAAACCGGCATCCTCAAGGGTCATCCTGAAAGGTTCTGTGTTCATAAGTCGCGCGTGTGAAGCGCGTTTACTGCGGACATAAAAAAGCCCTGCATCGCGAGGCTCATTAAATGGACTTTGTGATTTGCAAAAAAAATTATTTCAGGCATTGCGTCCTGATGTACTCCTGCAGGTAGTTAACCTGCGCGGTTATCCTGTCGATTCCACTTCGGAGACGGTAATAATTGAGTTCAGCATCTGCTGTAAGTCTTGGGCTTTCTCCATCGCCCATGCTGCTGGCTCCGGTCGTTGACTTTGCACAGGTGGCGGCGACTTGCAGGCGCTTACGCCCAGCAGAAACATCATCACGGAGACTTTCAATAGTCGCGTTAGCATCAGCAAGCTCCTTTGTATATCTGGCGTCGAGTTCTGCTACATCACGTTGACGCTTCTGCATGTCAGCGATGATGGATGCGGCCTTATCGCGCTGCTCTTTGTAGGCGATTGCGTTATCACGGTAATGATTAACAGCCCATGACAGGCAGACGATGATGCAGATAACCAGAGCGGAGATAATCGCGGTTAACCTGCTCATTGCTGCCCCCACAAACAGACTTCACGCTCAATATCGCGACGGGTCATCAGCCCTTTCCATTGCTTACCGCCAGCATATGTCCAGCGACGCAGCTGGTCACATGCGCCCTTGATATCGCCCTGGTTTATTTTGCGAAGAAGCGTCGATGTTCTGAAATTGCCAGCACCCACGTTGTAAACGAATGAGTAAAGAGCGCCGCGCGTTGTTTCCGGTATATCGACTTTGATGTACGGGTTAATTTGTCTGGCAACCGTGGCAAGGTCTTTATTCAGGAGGGCTTTGCATTCTGCTTCGGTATACGTTTTACCGAGCATGATGTCTTTTCCGGTGTGTCCGTGACATACAGTCCATACGCCTACAATATCTTTGTATGGTATGTAGCTGACACCTTCCAGACCATCGTTACCACTCGGTCCAGTGATTAACACAGATGCTATAGCAATAGCCCCGCCACTTATCGCCGCTATTACGCTATTTCGTAGTGCCGGTGACATTGCCATTCAATCTGTCCTCGCGCTCTTTGCGCTTGTAGTACCAGTTGACGCCAAATGTGCCGACAGTACAAAGAATACCAATGATGACAGCCCAGTCATTCAGGGAGAGAATGCCACCCATCGCAGTCAGTCCTCCGAAGCTGTAACTGAACCATTCTCTGATTTTGTCCATACGGTACATGCTCTACCCCTTCATTGAGGGGATTTGCTCTATTTAATTAGGAATAAGGTCGATTACTGATAGAACAAATCCAGGCTACTGTGTTTAGTAATCAGATTTGTTCGTGACCGATATGCACGGGCAAAACGGCAGGAGGTTGTTAGCGCAGCCTCCTGCCACCCGCTTTCACGAAGATCATGTGTAGAAGGCCGCAGCGTAACTATCACTGATGAATTCAGGATAGCCAGTGGCTACGGCTCAGTTTGGATTGTGGCGACCGGTGCTGATCTCCGGTTTGCTGCAACTGCCTACAGCGGGCTACGTGGCCACACCGAATCCAGCGAAAGATTCTTGCCCTTACACATCAGCCTGTGCATTCACCACAACGATAAGAGCACTGCGCGGCACCTTTCACCAATTCCGCGAGGTCTGCGGGTTCAATGCTCTTACCTGTTGTGCAAACAAAAAAAGCCACCGTTGCAACTTAAGAGTCACTAACGGCAGCTTACCTTCTAATTATGGCTAAATGGCTAATTGCATGTCAAGGCTTTTAACAGCAACATGCTTAACTTTCTCAACACGTTTACGCATTTTGAAAGCATTTTGCATCGGCTGGTATAAAACAAATAATGACGCTTTCAGGATGTCGTCAATTTCGTTTCTACAGGTTGCCAGTGAAGGTTTTCTCCATCCCTCGCCACCACGTCCACACATCTTGCGTGGCTTTGCAGTCGCGTGATAGTAGGATGCAATTGCTCGCTTAGATGAACCATGAGCGTAGTAGCTGAGGAGGATGCCAAAGGCTTTTTTGTCAATGTACATGACGGAATCGACGACCTGAGAAATCAACATTCCATCATCATCATTGCACATTGGCCTTGTCATAACTCTTCCCGGCTCTACGCTCTCCATGAACTTCGCTATTACGCTGCTCATGCGCTTTTCCAGACGACCTGAATAAACCCATGCGCCCCACAGTTCAAGCCAGCCATTCAGCCACTCGTGCTGCTCTTTGGTGAGGTTTAGTTCTCTTATGCCCATGCGCCTTCTCCCTGTACCTGAATCAATGTGAGGTTTCCGCAGAACACTGCGCCGGTATCGATATACATCTGGTTGGCAAACTTGAGTGGTTTCACTGCTGGCGTATGACCAAAGATGAACGTGTCCGCTCCTTTGATTTCTTTCACGATCCCGTCTTGTGAGTTGCTGATTCGTTCGCGGTTCCAGATTACCTGCTGATGATCAACTGGCTTTCCAAACTCGTATTCGTCACAAGGATAATCGGCGTGGCAGATGACATATTTTTTACCTTTACTCACCAGTTCGATGATTAACGGAAGTTCATCTGCTTTATGGGCAAGAGCTTTAGCCAGAATTTCTTTGTCGTAATCGAGATTAAAGAACCAACTACCGCCATTAAGCAGCCAGTGATTGACGTTTCCGCGCTCTGATAAGCCATCAATCATCATTTGCTCATGGTTTCCACGTACAGCTCTGAACCAGGGGAATGTGATTAATTCCAGGCATTCGACGTTCTCTGTACCGCGATCAACCAAATCGCCAACCGAGATAAGCAGGTCTTTTTTGGTGTCGAATCCTATCGTCTCCAGTTGTTTCATCAGGTTCGTGTAGCATCCGTGCAGATCGCCAACTACCCAAATATTTCGGTATTTGCTGCCATCAATTTTTTCGTAATAGCGCATCTCTTTCACTCCATCCGCGATGAACCATGAGAACGTCGTTGACGATGGCGTGCATTTTCCCGTCTTTATCATCAACGTATTTTCTTACCGTGCCGCGACTACATTTCAGTCTGCGTGCCACTTCTGTCTGGTTTCCGTATGCTTCAACGAGCATGTCTGGAATGGTTTTTACTGAGAACGTCATACGGCCTCACTTCTGCTATTTCGCATGTCTTTGAGTTTCTGTTGGTACTCTGCCTTGATCGCCTTGCACTCTTCGACAGTCCAGCGATGGCGGCTATGGTTTGATTCGATTTCGTCTACTGCTTCCTGCCCGATACGGCTAATCAGTTCGACGCGATACGGAACGAGATTTCCGCTTTTGTGCTGGTTGCACACCACGCATTGCTTGTGAATATTTCGTTCATCAAATCGGAGTTGAGGTGCCGCAGCAGTTGTCCGGTAATGTCCGGCATCCCACTGAGCAGACGTGAGCGTTCCGCACGAGATACATGGTAAGTCGCGGTCTCTTTCTCTGATGAAGGCGTTTACGGCTTGTTGGGCTTGTTTAATCCAGTAACTGCGGGGCTTTGAGGCGAGTTTTCGAATCTTAAGTTTATCTTTCTGTTTCTGCTCCTCTCGTCGTCGTTTCTTCTCTGCTGCTTTTTCCGCTTTTTCGCGTTCTTTACTTCGTCGTTCGAGTGCTATCTTGGTTCCACACTCTGGAGAGCACCACCACTGATTGGCGAATGCAGGGTGAAACCATTCCCGACATTCATCGTTTTTACATCGTCTTCGCGCTGGTTTAGCCATCGTCTTCTTCCTCGTACATTGAGCTATTCGGATCGCTCATCAGTTCTGCGCAGCAGTGCTCACACACGTGAACTTCCAGCACATGCAGCTTCTGACCACAGTTAGCGCACGTTAAAGCTCGCTCGACGCTTTCTTTCTGGTATTGAAGGGATTGGGATGGGCTAAGCATTAACAACCTCCATACAAACTTTCACGAATGCCGTTGCTACTTCTGCATTGATTGCGTTTCCATATCCAATAATTCGCTGATCTTGATTGCGCTTTGCCATTCGTCCCAGTGTGGACTTGCCTCGTCCCAAGCTTTTGGCAATGCCATTAACCATCGGGAATGAGCCGGGTCTAACTGGACGATATTTTTCATCTCTACAGTAAAGCCAGTCTGCATCTCTCCAGAAGCCGTTAACCGGTAATGGGTACATAGCTTCACCGTCCCGGGAAGTTTCAAGCAGATTCTTGGGGTTCCGCTCTTGTCTTTTCCGCTGTAGCAATGCGTTGAACCTGTTGCATCGTTCGCTAAAGGAGTTTGCCATCCCGCTAGTCTCACGCATCCAGATAGGTTCTGAATTCCCCTGCGCGTTTCTGGCTGAAAGTTGATATTTGTCGTTGGAGTAGGCCACCCAATACAATCGCTGCCTGATGTGCGGAGAACCGAAGCCCGCAGCGCAAATATCGGTACCTGCAGAGGTGTAGTTCGCACCTTCCAAGTCAGTTTGTACAAGGTCGAGCCAAGCGAGGCCGTCTGCGCTTGCAACCTGTTCGCCAATAACGATGCCAGGATTGCATTTTTCAATAAGCCAGAAGAATGCCGGCCATAAGTGCCGCTCGTCATCAACCCCTTTTCCTTTGCCTGCCGAGCTGAAAGGTTGGCATGGGCAACTTCCTGTCCAGATACTCTTGTTGTCTGGCCATCCTGCTTTTCTAAGTGCATAGCTCCAAACTCCGATTCCTGCAAAAAAGTGGTGCTGGGTAAATCCTCGCAAATCACCTGGTGTGACATCTTCAATACTCCTTTCATCTACATAACCTGGGGCAATTTCTCCAGCGTCAATTAAGTTACGCAGCCATTGCGCTGCATACGGATCTATTTCGTTGTAATACGCAGTCATCGTCATTTCCTCGCACGATGTCTTAGCCACCGGATATCCCACAGGTGAGCCGTGTAGTTGAAGGTTTTTACGTCAGATTCTTTTGGGATTGGCTTGCGTTTATTTCTGGAGCGTTTCGTTGGAAGGTATTTGCAGTTTTCGCAGGTGATGTCGGTGAAACTTCGTCGCTGTCGTCTCATTCGTACCTCCTGTCGGTAAATCTGACACCCTGACCAATAGCCCAGGCTGTTGTGTACTCGATCAGACTTGCCATACGCTTCACGCTCATCTGCGCGCTGCTTTCGCGAATGTTGACGTATTCGCCTTCAAGCCCGGGCAAAACATCAGCTTCCTGTTTTGTTGCCACTGCATGACCGCTGATCAACAAAACCTTCCATTGTTCCGGTTTTAACCATTTATCGCGCCACTGAACTTGCCTAGCGATATCTGCGACCATCGCGTGAAATTTTGCGTTCTGGTCAAGATTGCGCTTGTAGTCAGTAATGCGGATGGTAACTGGCTTGTCTTTATCGAGTGGTGTTGCGAGGATGGCGTTGATTGCGGCTTGCTGTTGTTGCTTACTTCGGAGGAAGATTGTTTGCTTCATCGTTACTCCTTCACTTTGACTCCAGCAGCGCGGATGGCGCTCTGCACCTCGCTTACATACAGATATGGGGTTCGCCCACTATGCATGGTAAAGCTTTCAGGAAGCTCAATCTCGATAGCTGCTCGCGATGCCTGCCACGTTTGCCAGTGGCCTTGAACATCGTCCATCACGTATTGACCACCAATATCACCACTGCCAATTTCATGGTGATTTTCAGGGTAACGGATAAGGTCTGAAGATTCGCCCCCACGTCGTAACCAACTCTCTTCAAACTGGCATCTGCTTTCGTCATCTTTCATAAGGCAGTCACATTCAATAAAAATCGGCTCTCCCCAAGGAGTAGAACCTCCGCTATCACACATTCCTGTGTTATTGCACTTTTGGCACTTGCTCACATTAACCTCCGATTAACTCACAAAACGCCACGCCACTTTTGCTACGACAACAGGCATAACACCGATAATCACCCACAGAAAAATGCTACCTAAAAGCACACCAACCAGGTCTTTACCTTCGCCTACCAACCGGACAAAACTGCTGGCAACCACAATGAACGTCGCCACCATCCACATAGCACCGAGAATCCTCAATGCAGAAAAAATCAACTCAACCACGATTTACCCTCCCCCAAATAAAAAGGCCTGCGATTACCAGCAGGCCTGCTATCAGCTCAGTGATGTAGATGGTCATTTAATACTCCGTCACGTTTTCCTGTCGCCACGCCTCGTCATATTCAGATTTCGGCATATTGGCGATGTAGCTATATGGAGATCCTGATTCAAGTTGCAGGAACTGGTGCGATTGCTCGTCAAGGAACAACGGGACACCACCTTCCCAACCTTCGCCGTTACGTTGTTTTTCAAGCATTAAAACAGATGCCGGAGATGCCAGTAGCTGTTCGTCCTTCTCTGACATCTTTTCACCACTCTGAACTCTCTGTAACGCTCTCTCGCGAGCCTTGTTACGCCAGATGATGAAAAGGTTGTCTGTCAGGTCTGTTATCGCTCCAGAGCCCTTTACGTCCATTTTCCCGGTTGGTTTTTCTTCGCTGTCACCTTTTCGCGAGTGAGTAACGAGAATGACGTGGGAGTTTGTTTTGTTTTTGAAATCGCAAATCGAGTCAACAAACGCCTTCTGCCCGTTATAGTCATCGTCGCCTATGCCACATTTCATCAGGCTGTCGATGATAAATAACTGGATGCCGTATCGGCGGCGAGCGTAGTCGAATATTTCGATCAGCCTGTCGGCTTTCGCCGTTCCGGTCAGGCCAAACACCCAAAGTCTTTCGTCATAAAATTTAAATGCAGAGTCAATTTCCAGCACTGGCGGCATCTTGCAGCACGTCGCCTGACGGGTAAGTCGCTTAAGGAGAATGCCTGGCTTCAGCTCAAGTGACGCGATGCACGTCTTCACACCCTGACGCATTGCCTCAAGTGCCATATGCCCGACAACCTCCGTTTTTCCGTGACCGTTCACACCATTGACCAGCGTCAACTCTGCCTCACGGAACTGGAATTTATCTGCCAGAGATTCCCACGGTGGATTAAACAGATACTGCTGCTTGCCGTAGAAAGCGTTGATAGTGTCCTGGTAAAACTCTCGCGCACTGTAGAGTTCTTCAGGATCGAAGTAGGATGCCGTGCCGATGTACTGCCAGATTTCATCCTCGGTAACACCGTTCATCAGGCATTCGTTGATGTCTTTGTACGGCAGAGTAACAAGACGGCAACGATGTTCACCGAGTCGGCTTGCGATTTCCCTTGCGGCTTCACGACCAACATCATCAACGTCCATCGAGATGAATATCTCCTCAAACCTGTCGAGGTTGTGATACTCAAACTCAATCCACTGTTGCTTAGCACCTTTCCCGCCACCAAACGGCACGGATAACGCCGAGATGCCGTATTGCGCATAGCTCATACAATCAATTTCGCCTTCGCAAAGTACAACCGCCCTCACGCCAGCGTCCAGAGCCTGCCATCCGAACAGACAAGGTTCGCAATCACCTTCTGCCATAATGACTTTCTTCCCGTCCGGGCGCTCAGTGCTGATTCGCTTGACCTGCAACAACTCACCATCGCGTTTGTACGGAAGCACCAGGGCATCCAGTTCTCGTTCTCCATTCCACACCTTGCCGCTGACAACCTCGTAGCGCTTTACGATTTCTGGCGATATGCCACGCGATTGCAGGTACTCAAGATGGGATTCTGTTCTGGTAACGTAGCGGGCGATTTTCTTGCGATCAGGTCTGGAGAATTTTTTCTCACGTTTGGCATCGAAATGGTGATCGTCATCCTTGATACCGAGAAATGCTTTCGCTTCCTGCATAGCCTGATGCAGGTTAATTCCACGACATGCCATCCACAAATCAAGCATGTCACCGCCGTCTCCCTCAGCGAAATCAGCCCATTTTTTCTTGCCGCTAAGGTTGACCTTAAGGCTGTTTCCCTTGTCACCATTGACGTTACCGGCAACCCACTCATGCCCATCTTTCTTGCCGTTTGGCAACAGGTGCGGAGCCACCCTGTCAACCTGCGCCCAAAGCAGGTCGCTAAGTTCACTTGGCGTCATGATTCCCTCAGATTGAGATTTTTAAACCAGAAATCGACAAACGAAATACTTAACCAGCCGTGGTTATAACCAGCGACCAGTAGCGATTTGATTTTTGATTTCATGGTTCACCTGTCGAAAAACACGTAGCCAGTTTTCGATACGGTGATTGCGGATGATGGTTTGGATTGTGGTTGAATAGTTTCTGGCTTCTCGTCGTTCCAGCGTTGACCGTTCAGGTAGCTCGATGGTAACAACCTGTCGAATCCGAACTGCTTACCATTCCTGCATGCGATGTCTTCTGCCAGCATCGTGGCAAACTCGCTTGCCGTACCCCTGGTAGTTTTACGCCATTCCCTGAACTGTGTTCTGAATGCCGAAGCCGCGTTTTTCTTCCCGGCTTTCCGCATGCCTGCACACCAGAATATTTCCTCGAATGCCTTGTCGGTTTCTTCGTGACGGTCAGATGATTTTTCACACTCCGTCCGAACACTTTCGGACATAGTGTTTTTATTATTTCTTTTTTCTTTTGTAATAGTTTCTTTTGTGTGTCCCTGTTTTGGTGACAGCGCTGTCACCGTTTTGGTGACACTTTTTGTCACCAATGCAGTGACATTATCACCAGAGTAGTGACACCCTTCTATTTGCCATTCCTCGATGTTCTTGTTAGGTCCGATTTGCTGGCCTTCGCGAAGGATAACCTTCATCGCGATAAGCTCATTCTTGGCCTTGTTTACCTTCTGTCTTGGCAGCCTGGTAATTTGAGCTAACTGACTATCAGAGATGCGATCCATCTTTTTACCGTAGCCGTATGTTTTACGGCATATGGCGTGGGCAACCTTGCTCTGATTTTTCGTTAAATCTGCGCCGATAAGCTCTTCATACAGGGCATTTGCAAGACGGGTATAACCATCTTCAACTTCTGCCACACGACGCTCCACAGGCCGTTGTGAAGGCCTTAAATGTGTTACGGTTGCAAGATTACTCATGACCTTTCTCCTTCTGCATCAGCTTCACTTTTTCCAACTCAGCCCGGAATCGACCAGGCTGCTTGAAGCTGGACAGGAAGCGATCACGTAGTATGTGTTTGTGAATTTTGTCCTGGTAAGGACTGAGTTGTTTTGTCATAATGACTCCTGTTGATAGATCCAGTAATGACCTCAGAATTCCATCTGGATTTGTTCAGAACGCTCGGTTGCCGCCGGGCGTTTTTTATTGGTGAGTCCATCAAGCGCATACTTAAAAGCCCTGCTAATCGGACTGATGTCTGATGCCATTCCGAAAGCACACAAGACCGAAGCAATAAATCTCCAGTCCGTTCTGCTTATCTTCGATTCATGACAGCCAATCATCTTTGCCAGACCGCGCTGGGTAATAGCTGACAGATTGATAAGTAAATCTGTTTCTGCGCGATCAACGTCACGCTGTGATAGTTTGCTGTAACTTGTTCTTTCCATTTCTTACTATTTCCATAGGTAAATAATCACTAATACTCATCTTTCGATGAGTGCTTAATTAGTTACCGCGTTGTCGGCGGTGCAGATTGATAAAGAGCGGTGTTACTTATGCAGCCAGAAGGTTCTTTTTACTTATTTCAAGCATTTCGCTTGCTTGATATTTGCCACCAGAAATCTCTTCGATTTTTGAGGCGTATTTCGTTTTCCCAAAAAACTCAGTCTTAGGGAGGAAGCCGTTTTTGAGCCACTTATAGACAGCCCTTTCGCTAACTCCACAAGCCTTCGCAACTTCAGGTATGCCGACACCTTTAATCGGCTCATCAAGATTTTGCATAGGAATATCCTTTTTCGTACTTTCAGTACGCATTATGATTGAACTGAAAGTTTTTGCAAGTGCTTTAGTATCGTACTCATGGTTCAGAATGAAAAAGTGCGCAAAGAATTCGCCCAGCGGCTAGCGCAAGCCTGTAAAGAAGCTGGTCTTGATGAACATGGTAGGGGAATGGCTATAGCCCGTGCCCTTTCTCTTTCGTCCAAAGGCGTTAGCAAATGGTTTAATGCTGAGTCTTTACCGCGTCAGGAAAAAATGAATGCGCTTGCGAAATTTCTAAACGTTGATGTTGTTTGGCTTCAGCACGGCACTTCGTTAAATGGAGCGAATGATGAAGATACTCTTTCATTTGTTGGCAAATTAAAAAAAGGGTTAGTGCGCGTGGTTGGTGAGGCAATTCTTGGTGTTGATGGTGCCATCGAGATGACCGAAGAACGCGATGGGTGGCTCAAGATTTATAGCGATGATCCAGATGCCTTTGGTCTTCGTGTGAAAGGAGACAGCATGTGGCCCAGAATAAAATCAGGAGAATATGTACTCATTGAGCCTAACACCAAAGTATTCCCGGGTGATGAGGTGTTTGTCAGAACCATCGAAGGACACAACATGATCAAGATTCTTGGCTATGACAGAGATGGAGAATACCAATTTACAAGCATCAACCAGGACCACAGACCAATAACGTTGCCTTATCATCAAGTAGCAAAGGTGGAGTATGTGGCTGGTATTCTGAAGCAATCTCGCCATCTGGATGACATCGAGGCAAGGGAGTGGCTGAGAAATTATTAATACCAATAGCATAGAGACGAAAATGCGACAGGTTTTAGGTACAAATCATAACCCTATCCACAAACAACGTTGTAAATATACACATAAGACTATTGTAAAAAAAGCTCTATCCCAGTAAATGCGGTTGCAAAATGGGTTGATCGAGCATATATAAGGAGTATAGTTAGTGACCCAAGATGAAACGAATGAATATCTGAAAACCTTAGCATTGGTTCCAAGTGCAGAGGCCTCCGCAGAGGAGAAGCAGATATATAGCGTCAAAAAGGCTGTAATCGGTCTGATTGAATTTGTTACAACCAGTCTTGAAGAGCTTGGAATTGAAGGGTTGCATGAGTTAACAAACCCATCTCTTGACGAATTAGATGCAGAGCTAGAGAAACTTGACCAAAAAGCTGATGCAATCAATGAACTAAACTTAAAGCAAATCATCATATTTGCACAGATTTTAATCAAAAACATAAGAGAAAAGAATCCTGATTTGTGCTCTGAGGGATCAAAACTGCTCAAGAGTGCTAAATCGGGTCTTTGATACTTACAGAGCGGAGGATAAACATGTCTAGAACTGAACATATCAAAGATATGCTTAAAAGTGCGGATCGAATCAATCAGATTATTGCTGAAATGAAGCAGAGAAAAGCAGAAATGCTAGCATCAAAGCTTCCAATGGCAGCATAACCAAAAACACCCGCTTCGGCGGGTTTTCTTATTCCCCTAAAAAGATCAAACAACTCCACATTAGCTTTTTTGTGCCCACAGTTTTCTACCTAGCAGTTTTCTTTGCCTCCCGATCCACCATCTAAAAACACATAACCAATTGTATTTATTGAAAAATAAATAGATACAACTTGCTAAACCACGCAATTCTGATCCCTGCCGCATAACCTTCATCCGCAACATTTACAAAAATAAATTTCCTTATATATCAAAATCATATTTCGTAGAGTTAATAAATCATAAACGATTCGTACCAATAGTTCTTGATAATACCGAACTACTGGTTCATTATTATCGCCATCAGCAGGACGTTGGAAGCCAAACGGAACAGATTGGCGGGCTCTTTAACTTCGATGGGGCGCTGACAAAGCGCAAACAGATACCAAACGAGATGGGTTTGGCGGTGATGTGAATTGCAGCAGCAACGACAGCAACCAGAAGATCAGCATCTGGCGCATTACCACCAAAGCCATTTCACATGAGGAAAACATCATGACGGTAATCGTGTACGGAAAATCAACATTTGCAGGAAATGCCAAAACTCGCCGTCATGAGCGGCGCAGAAAGCTGGCTATCGAGCGTGATTCCATCTGCAACATCATCGATTCGATCTTCGGCACAGACAGTGAGGAACCTGTTCAGGAAGCCCCGAGAAAACGTTTAAGTCTTTCTGAAAAAGCAATATCACTCGGCAACATTCGTAACCAAAATACCGACGAATGCAGTGGAAGTATTTGCCTGCCAAACGTAGCCATTTACTCGGCAGGCTACCGGAAATCCAAACAACTGACAGCGAGGTAATTATGGATCTAAGTAAATTAGAAAGCTCTTTAGAAGCATCAGTAAAAAATTTTATATCAGTAATTGATGAAAAAACTGAAGATATTAAGAAAGCAACTATTGCAGAACTTATTCAAACAAGAGCCAGTACATTTGATCATCTTCCTGATGATGTCCGGTCAGCGGCAATTCGCGTATATGTAACGGCACTAAGCAATATTGAACCACCAATTGATGAAGAATCAAGAGATATTCAGAGAAAACGGTTTGAGATGTTAGCCAGCAACATTATCGCGGGTTTTACACAGCTCTTAACAAAAGAGCCTGCCAGTGAAGCTGTTCGCCAGCAGGCTCAGGTAATGATTAATCAGGCAGAAACTATTTCACGTGAGCGAAAAGAGTTTCGTAAAAGGGTTTCTGAGCTTCAAGCACCTCAACCGCAGCCGCTGAACCCTCCTTCTCAACAAACTGAATAACTTCATCAAGATGCTTTTTTGCATGTGATGATTGCTCAGGTGGCATAGCAGAAACAATCGAAATGATTGCTTGCTGGAGCGCGAGGTTTTCAGTGCTCAGTTTTGAAACTCTGTCGTTTAAATCCTCAATGATTTTAACAAGAGATACATCTGACATGTGAACTCCTTCTTTTGACTGTGGAAACAACAGTCTACCCATTTCCTTTGACTGTGGAAAGTGAAGGAACCACCGAGCCTGATGTGGTTAAAAGACAGGCACAATCTTTACTACCGCAATCCACTATTTAAGGTGATATATGGAAGAAGAATTTGAAGAGTTCGAAGAGCATCCGCAGGATGTGATGGAACAATACCAGGACTATCCTTATGACTACGACTATTGATAAAAATCAATGGTGTGGACAATTCAAGCGATGCAATGGATGCAAGCTGCAATCGGAATGCATGGTTAAGCCTGAAGAAATGTTTCCTGTAATGGAGGATGGGAAATATGTCGATAAATGGGCAATACGAACGACGGCAATGATTGCCAGAGAACTTGGTAAACAGAATAACAAGGCTGCCTGACGGTGGCCTTTATTTTTGGCATAAACAACAGAGGCTAACATGGAATTTAAAGGTACTGAAGGTAAGTGGGAAATAATGATGGATGGCGATGAGATTAAAATCATCCAGGCAGACTCACTTGAAAATGGCGCAGGCTGGCGTTCGTATATTGCAATCTGTGAGGAAGTTCAATGCATTGAAGATGCCAATCTAATAGCGGCAGCACCTGACCTTCTCGAAGCACTTCAGTTATTACTTAAGCAAACCAAAAATAGAACAACGACAACATATCCAGAATGGTATGGAGCTGTTAATAAAGGTCTCACAGCAATCAGAAAAGCCATAGGTGATGAGTAATGAATAAGAAATACATCGTTGAAGTTATAGAGCGAGAAACGAAAGAAGTAATTAAACATTTCGAATTTGATAATTATAGAAAAGCTGACCGCGTAGAAGAAGGATTGTTGCGACAAAGTAATCTCGAAAAATTTGATGTTGTCATGCGATGCGAATAAGCGCCTATAGCAGATTTACGAGTCTGCTATGTGAGCAATGTCGCTCGTAACTAAACAGGAGCCGACTTGTTCTGATTATTGGAAATCTTCTTTGCCCTCCAGTGTGAGGGCCTTTTTATATGCATACCAATAACGCTTCACTCGAGGCGTTTTCGTTATGCAATCAAAAAGAAGGAGCATCCTATGCAACAGTTCGCTATTGCAGGGGCGGCATCGGTTCGCCCTTTCAACCCGATTTTATCGGTACAGCATTCACGAAAAAATATTTTAACCGGAGCAGACTTTAAACAACCAAGAATGAAAAGTTTGCTCGAAAAGCTTTGGGATATTTTGAAACAACAAGGCCGTCCATGAGTTTTACAGATAACTGGTCAGACGAAGAATTCATTCGTCATATGAAAGAATTAATCGGTAACGAAGGAGATATTCATGTCACTTGCAACCACAGTGAAGGAGAGCAAGTTACAGAGACGCATGTACACGCAGAAAGCTCTCTGGTATCGCCATAATGGCGACCGCGAAGGAATGCGGGTATGCCTTAATTTGTCCCGAGTCGAAGTATTAAATCAGCGTTATTTTCTTGGGCCGTGTCCATTCTGAGATCAAACATATGAGCAAAGAATTTTATGCAAGGCTGGCAGCCATTCAGGGGAATCTGAACGCGCCAAAGAATCAGTACAACTCATTCGGTAAATATAAATACAGAAGCTGCGAGGACATTCTTGAAGGCGTTAAGCCGTTACTGAATGGCCTGTTTTTATCAATCAGCGATGAAGTTGTGTTGATTGGTGATCGGTATTACGTGAAAGCAACGGCAACTATTACTGATGGCGAAAACAGTCATACAGCAACCGCTCTTGCACGAGAGGAAGAAAGCAAGAAAGGAATGGATTCTGCACAAGTTACGGGAGCTACAAGCTCTTATGCACGCAAGTATTGCCTCAATGGTTTGTTCGGCATTGATGATGCGAAAGATGCAGATACCGACGAGCATAAACATCAGCAGAACGCAGCAGCAAAGCAATCAAAACCATCACCTACACCTGAACAGGTTCTAAAAGCATTCACTGACGCAGCATTGCAGAAAAACACCGTGGAAGAGCTTAAACAGGCGTTCGCCAAAGCGTGGAAGATGCTCGAAGGCACACCGGAGCAGCACAAAGCGCAGGACGTTTACAACATCAGACGAGACGAATTAGAAGGAGCAGCTGCTTAATGGCACATTCGATTACTGTAAGACTAAACAAGCCCGCAAGAGAGTTTCAGGCCGGGGAAAATATCGGATTCAACATCCGTGCTGGCGTTCAGTATTACGATCGCCAGACAAAAAAGAAAGAATGGACAAACTACAGCGCCGTTGTATTTGCCAAGCCGGGAGCGCAAGCGGATTACTACCGTAGTGTTCTTGTTGAAGGTGGCATTGTTGAAATTACCGGAGAAAACATCAGGGTTGATATTTATCAGGGGCAAAATGGTCAATCAATCACTCTTGAATTACTGAATGCAAAGATTGGATTTGCAGCTTCAGGAAATGGCCAGCAGCAGCAAAGTAGTAACCAGCAGAACACTCCTGTATACGACGATTCCATCCCATTCTGATTCAGAAAAATAAGGATTTAATCATGCCAGCGCCTCTGTATGGTGCGGACGACCCGCGCAACTGCTCCGGTAGCTCCAAGGCGGAGGTGCTGGAAAATATCAAAAACATTTTCGACACGTTTATTGATCTGCCACCAGAAACAAAAGCAGAACGGATGTTCCGACGCGATATACAACTCGCGTTAAAACAGGAGAAGGACCGAACAAACGAAACAGCAATGAGACCGTTGCGAAAAGCGACAATAGACAAATTCCCTGAATATATCGACCCGCGCCTGCGTAATTACCGCTCACGCTATGGCGCTATCAGTAATGACTGAGGAATTTACCATGAGAGGACTTGCATACAATCCCGGCATTCTTCCGGCAGAAATGATTATTCGCCAACGCGTAAAGCCAACGCCATCGAGAGAGGAATTACTTAAGAGAAATTCTTTTCCATCAGTGAATCAAAACAAATATCTGAATGCGATGTGGCGGAGTGGGAAGAAATGAAACAAATGTCACTAATTGAGATGGATGGATTTCTGAAAGGTAAATGCATCCCACGAGATTTAAAGGTTAACGAAACAAACGCTGAATATCTGGTGCGTAAATTTGCTGAAGCGGAGGCCAAGTGCGCGGCGCTGGCGGCGGAGAATGCGGGGCTGAAGTCTGGCGCTATGGACGAAATCAAGGTTATCAACCGTGGAGGTCAGGCATATTGCGTAAAAGATGGAGTGCGAGTTAATCCCATGTATGCAAGAGGGTGGAATGACTATCGCGCAAAGTCTCTGCAATCAGACACCCCAGCCACCGATGCTTTCCTGGCTGAAATTCGTGCACAGGGGGTTGAGATGTTTGCTGACAATCTGTTGTGTCCAGACCTTGATGGCACTATCCGTGACTTTGCTGCCCAGCTTCGCAAAGGAGTAGGGCAAAAATGACAATCACAAAACAACGAGTAGAAGAAATCATATCGCGCATTGAAATGTATGGGCATGGTGCAGGGTATACCGCCGAAGAGGTTTATGACCTTGCTGTACTGGCGCTGAATTTATCAAATATCGCAAAACTCAAGCGATACGAGCTTGATATGGATGGTTGTGACTCGTTCGGTCAGGATTGTGGCGCTGACATGACTGAAGATTCTGATGGCGATTATGTCCTGTTTGATGACGTGGTTAAGTTGTTTGAGTTTGATACAACCACTCAGAAGTTAGAAGGCCAAGCAAAGGAGGCAAACAGTGAGCAAGATTGACTATCAGGTACTGCGTGCCAAGGCAGAAAAAGCAACGTGTGGTGTATGGTCGCTCGAATATGGAGAGGGCCGATTTGATGGTGATGATGCGCTAATTCATCGCGAGGATGCTGGATATATTCCCATTTGCAGAATTGAAGGAGCGCATCCTGAAAGCGGTTTCGATGAAGATTTCCAAATGGAACAGCAGGCCAATGCTGAATTCATCGCTGCAGCCAATCCGGCTACCGTCTTGGCGCTGCTGGATGAGCTGGAAAGAAACCAGCAATACATCAAACGCCGCGACCAGGAGAACGAGGATATTGCGCTAACGGTGGGGAAACTGCGTGTTGAGCTGGAAGGCAAAGACAGCAAAATAGCCAATCTTACCGCCGAACGCGATGCTCTTCGTGAAGGTGAGATGGGCGACGCTAGGCATAGCAACACACGGGCCGCAGCTGATATCTACTTCCAACTGGTCGAGGAGTGCGAAATTCCTGCTGGCGGTTCTCTGGTCGAGTACGTTGACGATATGCGCGAGAAGCTGGAAGCCGCAGAGAAGCGCATAGCAGAACTGTCTGCTAGCCACAGAAAATTGCGCAACACAATGGCTGGCATCCACAACACAATCCGAATGGATGGCGGCTATACGCCACTGGCAGCAATCCTTAACGCTGCTAAACGCGCATATGAAGAATCAGCAAGCGCAGCTGGCTTTCGCATCAAAGGAGAGTGATATGACCACTATGACCAAAGAGCGACTACTGACAATCAAGCAGTGGCGCGAAACATACGGACCTGGTAGCAACGTTGTACTGCCAGCAGAAGAAGCGGAAGAACTGGCACGAATTGCACTGGCATCACTGGAGCAGAATGTACTATCGGGCAACTCTCCGCTTATTCCTGGTGAAGTGTTGTCCGCAATCCGGGAGGTTGCCAGGATTCGTGCCGATTTCGATGATTTTGACGGTGACAGGCGAGGTATCGGTGATTGTCTGGATGAGGCCGAGCAAGAGCTTATCGTTACCATTAACAAATATGCCAGTCAGTTGGCAGCAGAACCGATAGCGACTAATGACGTTCGAGAGCAAACACCCGTTCCGCCAATACAGGCTGATGTCGCGCAAGCAATTGAAAATCTCAAGCAGAAGTTAGTGGAATGCAATCGCTATAACTACTGCGCAGATGCAGTGAAGAACGTTGAGGATGCCTGCCACGCTGCCATGCTTCAGGGTAGCCAACCTGTAAGCCAAACTTACAAGTTGCCAGTTAATACACCTTGCCAAGATGCGCCAGCCCATATCTGGCTGCAAACAGCTGGAGTATGGCCAGAAGATGGCGAGTTAAGCGAATTAACGTGGTGCAGCCACAATCAGCACCATGATGACACGCTATATGTTCGAGCTGACCTTGTGAATGGCAACTATCCGGTAACTCCGGATGGTTGGATAAGCTGTAGTGAGCGAATGCCTGTAATCGGCGAGCTAAATTGGAGAACTAGTTTTCCTTTGCTGATTACGTGTGAGATCGGCGTTATACCAGCTTATTACGGCTTTGTGAGCGTTAATGGGAATAAGCATTATGGTTTTATGGAGAGTCTTAAATACGGAGACGATAACGGCAACCATCCTCAAACTAATGAATATGGTCTGATTAGCAATGTCACACACTGGATGCCACTACCAGAACCGCCGCAGGAGGCAAAATGATGGATGTAAAAGAGAAGGTTTTGCAGGTGATGCGTTCCCGTTCTGCCCTGCAAGAGAAAGCTCTCGGCGGGGAATATCCATTCACGATAGCAACCTGGAATCTGCGGTTGGCAATGGAGAAGGAATTTCCTGATGAAGAATGGCGTTCGGCAGATTTGCGCAAAATTCTTATGGAGTTGGCTAAAGACGGAGCAGTATCCAAAGATACCTATGCCAGCCGGATTGGTCAGGCGGTATGGAGACTGGAGGTGCGGTAATGGCTAACCTGCAACTTGCCGTCAAAGGTGAATAACAATCCTCGCACTCGCGGGGATTTCTTTTATATGGGGATAATATGACCATCCACTTTCACGGCAGCCCAATATGGGGTGATGAGCATGCCCCTACAGATATGCTGATTAAAGCCCTTTACCGTGATGGTGGGGCTTTTGTTTCATTTGCCAGACCAGAGCAGATGAAAAAGATTGCCATGTTCCCTTGTGATATACGCCTTGATAACGGCGCTTTTAGCGACTGGATGAAAGCATTAAAGAAAGGCACTCCGGTAGACTGGAGTAAGAGACGAGCAAAATTCTACGACTTTGTTGGGAAGTGGTTCAGCAGAATTGAATGGTTTCTTATACCTGACGTTATCGAAGGGACAGAGGCAGAAAACGACGAGCAGATTGAGTTGGTTCCTGATTGGCTAAAATCAAAAGCGGTTCCGGTCTGGCATACCGACGAATCAATTGAACGTCTTTTACGCCTTTCTGGCAAATTTGAATGGGTGGCGATTGGATGCTGCGGCCCACACAGGCACATACGCTCTAAATGGTGGGAACAGAGAATGGATGAAGTTTTCACTGAGCTTTATATCAATCGTAATTTGAAAGTGAAAATTCATGGTCTTCGAATGCTCGACGTGAGAGTTCTTGGTATGTATCCGTTCGCCAGTGCGGATTCTACTAATGTTGCTGTTAACGTACCGAAGACAGAGAAGCGATTTCCTGAGATTACCGACAAACTGGCACGTACAGCTGTACTTCGCGCAGCTATTGAAAAGGTGTACCCACCATCGATATCAGCATGGGTAGACAGAAAGATGAGAGAGCCGGCGCAAGCCGGTTTTTTATTTGAATTCACCGACGCCGCTTAATGCGGATTTCTTTTATCTGAACTCGCTACGGCGGGTTTTGTTTTATGGAGACAAGAAATGTCTGATTTGGCTATGAAGATTTTGAAATGGCAATCGACTGGCGATGTCGGCATCAGTAGCGCAACTCTTGCCTCAATCGCATGTGGACCGAAAAAGAATATCTATGGTCATCACTTCGGCGCTCCACATGACGCAGCAGACTTCCGGCGATGCGTTGCACTTGTTGAGCAGATCCCAGAAATCAGAGATTCATTCGACAAGGTTGCAAAGCGCGTTCCGGCATTCAAAGGAATCCTCAACGAATGGGATTCCCTTGCTGCTCTGTTGAAGTCTGAAATGAAGATATACGGAAACAAAGCACCAGAGACTTACAGAAGAATCAGCGAGCTACGCAAGGACTAACTATGGAATCACACCGCCTCACACTCGATGAGGCCTGTTCATTGCTCAATGATATCCAGACCTACCATCGCCGCATCAATGCGGCTTTTTCTTGCGTGTAATTGCGGAGACTTTGCGATGTACTTGACACTTCAGGAGTG